AGAGGAAATATTCAAAATAGAGAAATATCACAGAAACTTAATGTTCCAGAAAAGACAATAAGTGGATGGAAATGTAAAGATAAATGGAATCAAAAATTGAATGGAGTACTCCAAAAAAATACGGAGTACTCCGAACCCAAAAAGAACCGAAAAAAAGATGTCGCTATTGAAGAAGTAAATCAGATTATAGAAAACTCTGAATTAACTGATAAACAGCGGCTTTTTTGCATTTATTATGTGCGATGTTTCAATGCCACAAAAGCATATCAAAAAGCATATGAATGTAGCTATGAAACAGCAATGGCAAACGGATACAAGATGCTCAGAAATACTCAGATAAAATCCGAAATCCACAACCTCAAACAAACCCGCCTCAATAGGGAATTCCTGTCAGAAGAAGATATATTTCAAATGTACATGGATATTGCATTTGCAGATATTACAGATTATGTTTCGTTTGGTAGAGAAACAGTAGAAGTAATGGGAGCTTTTGGACCAGTACAGGTAAAAAACGAAAAGACTGGCAAGAAAGAAATTCTAAAAAGAGAGATAAACACAGTTCGTTTTAAAGAATCTGATTCCGTAGACGGAAGACTGATCAGCGAGATAAAGCAGGGAAAAGATGGAGCAAGTATAAAGCTAGCCGACAAGATGAAAGCCTTGCAATGGCTGTCAGATCACATGAATCTTGCAACAGAGGAGCAGAAGGCTAGGATTGAGCAGATCAGGGCGAAGACGGAGCGGTTATCTACCGAACCAACAGACAATTTGGAGGATGGAGTTGAGATTATAAATGACGCAGACGAAAAGGCAAGTCAGAATATCGGACATAGTGATACCGAAGTATCTTCCGATATTCAACGACAAGAAACATAAGCATATTATTCTCACTTCTGGGCGTGCTGGAACAAAGTCAAGCTTCGCAGCAATTAAGACAGATTATCAAATTGTTGCGGATCCCCATAGTTCCGTAGTTGTTCTTCGTAAACATCATAATAAGCTGCGAAAGACAGTTTACAAAGAAATGCTCCGAGGGCTTAACCGCTTACAGATTCCTAAGAACCGCTTTCATATTACGAAAAGCCCAATGGAGATTACCTACAAAAAGTATAAAACAACAATATACTTTTCTGGATCAGATGGCATAGATGATACAAAAGGTATCATTGATGAAGAAAAGCCAATTAAGTTGGTTGTCCTGGATGAGCTGACAGAGTTTTTTGACGATGGAGATGGAGCGGATGAACTTGCAAATATAGAAGCGACATTCGTAAGAGGAAATAAAGCCGGCTTCCAGATGATTTATTTATATAACCCACCTAAGAACCCAAATGCACCGGTAAACCTTTGGTGTAAGGAAATGGAGAAGCGGCCAGACTGCATTCATGTACATACAGATTACAGAGATGTGCCGGTGGATTGGCTGGGGCAGGATTTGATTGATTCTGCAGAAATCATGAAGCAAACAGATATTAAGATGTATCGTTGGACATGGCTAGGCGAAGCAGTTGGTGTCGATGAACTTATCTATTATATGTTTAGCGATAGACACAGGCAGAAGGCAGAAGCTGATAGGAGATATGACCGTATTTACATTGGTGGTGACTATGGACAACAGAATGCAACAACATTTCAGGCTTTTGGGTTGGATACATATAGAAAGAAGTTTCCGGGGTTAGCAGAGTATTATTATAGTGGCCGAGAAAGCGGCAAGCAGAAAAGCCCCTCGGAATATGCAGCTGATCTGGTGGATTTCATGGATGAGCTTCATAAACAGTATGAGAACCGAGTGTTTTATATCTTTCTTGACCCGTCTGCAAAAGGGTTAGCGGAAGAGATAAGGAGAGCCACGAGAAACTTAGATTATACTGTATTTATGAGAGATGCAGAGAACGAGGTGGCATTGGGGATTAGTCGTGTACAAAAAGCATTAGTTTTTGAAATAATGAGTATATCTCCTCATCAGGAGAAAGCAATCGAAGAGTTTGGTACGTATGAATATGATAAGAAATCCATAGAAAAAGGAAAAGAAGTACCGATAAAAGAAAAAGATCACGCGATGGATGCAATACGCTATGCCGTTATGGGTGCGTGGGATAGGATAAAATATTGGCTTCCGATAGAAGAAGCGGAGGAGGTGCAGAAAATTGAACATATTTAGTTATTTTAAGAAAAAAGGAATAGATACTGTAGATGCGTCCTTCTATCGGAAAATCAAGGAATGGACAAGCTGGTATAACGGCAAGGTACGAAATTTTTCCTTTTACAAAGTCTATACAGGACGAGGTACTTATAAAAGATGCGACCGTAAGAGCCTTGGCATGGCAAAGAAGCTTTCGGAAGATATTGCGGATCTGCTTTTAAATGAGAGAGTAACGATTACTCTTGATAATGAGCGAACAAATGAATTTGTACATAAGATTTTAGATAAGAATCATTTTTTAGTTCAAGGTAACGACTACCAGGAGCGGAAAGCTTATTCCGGTACAGTGGCATACATTCCGTATCTGGATAACATGGAAATAACGGAAGATGGAGAAATTCTTTCAGGTAATATTAAAATGAATTATGTGGATGCACCAAATATCTACCCTGTCAGTTGGAACAATGGGGAGGTTACAGAGTGCATCTTTTTATTTCCACACACAGTAAACAGAAAGAAATATGTGCAGGTACAATCACATCTGATTCAAGGCGAAGAATATGTGATTGAAAACACTGTGCTTCAATGCGTGAGTGGAAGTCAGGAAGGAGCGGAACTTCCAGAGGAAGAATGGAGAAAATTAAAACCTTTTGCAAATATGGCAAGGCAGGTACACACAGGCAGCGATAAGCCACAGTTTGTTATTGACCGTTTGAATATAACAAATAATGCAGATGAGAGTAACCCGATGGGAATCGCTATCTTTGCGAATGCGATAGATATCTTAAAGAAGTTAGACATAGAATTTGATTCTTATTGCAATGAGTTCCTGCTTGGCCGGAAGAGAATCTTTGTTGCACCGGAACTGCTGCATAATGTGGATGGAACCCTTGCCTTCGACCCAGAAGAAGGAATCTTTTATAACCTGCCAGAAGATTACGACAGGGGGAAAGAGGGTCTTATCAAAGATATTGATATGCAGATTCGGACAGAAGCGCACAGTGCAGCAATTAATGACGACTTGAATTACTTATCATTAAAGTGTGGCTTTGGTACGAACAGGTATCGCTTTGAATCTTCTGGAGTGAAGACAGCAACAGAAATCATTTCAGAGAACTCTGATATGTATCGGATGATTAAAAAACATGAGATTATCCTGGAAGATGCCTTGAAGCGGTTGATTAAGATTATTATCCGATTAGGGATTGTCTTAAAAGAGCCGCTTAACGAGGATACAGATATCACGATAGAATTTGATGATTCTATCATTGAGGATAAAGAGACGGAGAGAAAGCAGGATATGCAAGATGTAGCCATAGGAGCAATGGCGATAGAAGAATACCGGGCGAAATGGTACGGTGAAACTGTGGAACAGGCAAGAAAGAATCTTCCGGAGCAAAATCAGGTGATGGAGTAAGATGAGAGATGAATATAAAAACAAGATAGCTGATAAAATAGCAGCACGCTTTACTGATTTGGAAGAACGCATCATGAAAGATATCGTAAGAAGAATAAGAAAAACAGGAGAAATCACCAGCACAGCCGACTGGCAGATAAACAGGTTAAAGATTCTTGGGTATTCTTCGGAAGACATTGAAAAAGCGATAAAGGACACACTGAATGCTTCTTACCCAGAAATGTTTGAGCTGTATGATAAGGTCATTGACTGGGTATATGTCCGGAATAAAGACATATACGAGCAGGTTAATGCACAATTTATCCCTTACGAAGAGAATGAGCAGATGCAGCAGCAAGTAGAAGCAATCATCAGGCAAAGCCGGGAAGACTTAGAAAACATAACAAATTCGCTTGGCTTTTATTTAAACTATAATGGAAAGATGGTTGTTACTCCATTATCACAGATTTATATCGGTTATTTAGATAATGCCTGTTATGATATTGTTTCTGGGGCATTTGATTATGGCAGCGTTTTAAGAAGGACGGTTACACAACTAACAAACAGTGGTATGAGGACAATTGACTATCCTTCTGGATGGACCAACAGGGTTGATGTGGCTGCCAGAAGAGCAGTTTTGACAGGAGTAGCACAGGTTTGTGGGAAGATTAATGAATACCATGCACAGCAGCTTGGAACAGAATACTTTGAAGTAGACTGGCACGCAGGAGCAAGACCAACCCATGCAGTGTGGCAGGGCAGAGTATATTCGAAGCAGCAGCTTGTTTCTGTTTGTGGTTTAGGGACAGTAACGGGACTTCTTGGAGCAAACTGTTATCATATGTATTACCCTTTCTTTCCAGGCATTTCGGTAAGAAATTATACAGATGAATGGCTGGATGAGCAGAACAAGAAGGACAATACTCCCCAAAGCTTTGATGGAAAGGCGTATACGGCTTATGAAGCAAGACAAAAACAGAGAAAAATGGAAACAGCCATGAGAGCGCAGCGGCAGAAAGTAAAACTGATGGAGAGCGGCGGAGCGGATAAAGATGAAGTTATGCTGCATAAAGCAAAATATCAGGCTCAATTAAGTGAGTATGCAAGATTTAGTAAACGGATGGGGTTAAAACAGCAGCGAGAGCGTATCTATCTTGATATGAGAGGGAGAGTAGCTCCGCGAAGTCTTAAAGCTGTGAAACAATTTCCACCAGAGATGATTCAAAATGCTGGAAGAGATATTGCACAGTACAGAAGATATAAAAATGCGATAGGAGACGCAGCAGGCTCCCTTGCAGAATTTGGACAAATAAAATATAATAATAGCGAAAAGTGGAAATACTTAGAAGGGTTGAAAGAATATCTGACGAAGTATCCTAACAGCAGTAAGAAATATTATGATGTTTACGATACTTTGAAAAAAGAGAAACTAGCAAAAGGGATTGTATTACCGCCGGTATGCAAGCAAGCTTTCATCTTGCCAGAAGGAAAACATGAGCCGTATCATATCATGCAGAGGATGTTAAAAAGAAAAATAACAGATGATGAAATCAGAAGCTATATGAAAAATGCGGATATAATGTTGAACCAATGGGGCGGCAAGAGGCAAGCTTTTTATAGTAAAGACGGTGTGTGTGTTATCACAAAGACTGATGAAGGTTGGATTTATAAAACGGCATGGAAAAAAGAAGATTTTGATAGTAACACAGAAAGAATCTTGGAGGTGATTAAGAAATATGTCAGATAATGAGATTAATTATGATAAGGAACATTATTGCCCTGTTTACGGCAAGGTCGTTCATCCAGATTTGTGTTATGATTCTATGATGTGCCTGCATAGATTTTTTAAGGTATCCTCAGTAGAAGAATTGTCACAAGTAAAAGATATCGAGGCAGCAAGAGAAAAATGCCAGATGTGCAAATATAGTGAATAAGATTACAGCACGCAGAAATGCGTGTTATTTTTATACTTATTTTGAGAAAGGAGAGGGTTATTTTGATTGAAGTAAGCGTTCGAAAGAACAAGGTAGAACTAAAGGGACACGCTGGAAGAAAGGGTAAAGACGGAATTGACCGAGCGTGTACGGCTGTTTCGGCATTGACAAACAGTTTGATTAATTCATTGCAGGATTTGACAGAAGATAAGATAACAACAGACTTAGGCAGCGGATCCGCATTAATTGAGTGGAAAGAGTTGTCCGAGAAAGGAAAGCTATTAATTGATTCCTGGTTCCTTGCAATGACAGATATTAACCAGGAATATAATTGCATACGATTCATCTAAACATCTGGAAGGGTGCTTTTATTATGTCCAAAACATGATGACGAAAAAAGCTCTGGAATAACACTCATGTATGGAGGTATTTATCATGAAAAAGAACAGAATGAACTTAAGAATTTTTGAAAACAGCGGTGGTGCTGGTGCCGGAGAACCGGGAGGAAGTGCTGGAGGAGATAACAATAATCAGAATAATGCTGGGAGCGGTGGACAGCCGACTTACAGTTACGCGCAGGCAGAGGAAATTGCTAACGCAAGAGCAGAGAGGGCAGAGCGTTCTGCATTAAAATCATACTTTCAGCAGCAGGGTATGTCAGAAGAACAGGTGAACCAGGCAATTACTGATTATAAAGCCCAGCAGAAAAAGAACCAGCCGAATATTGAGCAGATGCAACAGGAACGTGATGTGGCACTTAAAGAAGCCCAGCAGATGAAGCAGGAGAAGTTCCTTTCAGGGAAAGGTGTAAAAGCGGAAGATGTTGATTATGTCATGTTTAAGGTATCGAAGCTTGTAGATGATAAAACAACATTTGAAAAGGCTGCGGAAAAGTATTTAAAAGAGAATCCGAGATTTGTGGGAGGTTCTTCTTATAGAGTATCTACATCTACAGGAAGCGACTCTAACGGATCTGGAGGAAATGTAAATGCATCCATTAATGATGCGATTCGTGCAGCGGCAAGAAGATAGGAGATGAATGAATTGAAAAGAGAAAGAATGAACTTAAGAATTTTTGAGGGCGATGCGACGATCATTGACCGTAGCGGTGCGGATTCCCTGATTCCGGTACAGGAAGCAAATGAGATTATCCAGGGAACAATCACACAGTCAGCGGTGCTGTCAAGAGGAAGAAAGCTTGCCAACATGACAAGCAAGCAGTATAAAGTTCCGGTTCTTGATATGTTACCAATCGCTTATTTTGTAAATGGTGATACTGGCCAGAAAAAGACAACTAAGCAGGCATGGGATAAGAAGTTTATTGTAGCAGAAGAGATTGCGGTTATTGTTCCAATCCCAGAATCTGTACTTGATGATTCAGAATATGATATTTGGGCCGAGGTAAAGCCAAGAGTAACGGAAGCTTTCGGAAAGGTTATTGATGGAGCCGTACTGTTTGGAACAGAAAAGCCATCTACATGGAGAGATGGAGTAGTTGCAACTGCAACAAAGGCAGGAACCGTAGTAACATACGGCACCGGTGATGATTTGTATGACAAGATCATGTCAGAAGATGGGGTTATCGCGAAAGTGGAAGACTGCGGCTATTTTGTAAACGGACATATGGCAGATATTTCTATGCGTGCAAAATTAAGAGGCCTTAAAGATACAAACGGAAATCCAATCTTCAAGAGCGATATGCAGGGAAGTACCAATTATGCTTTAGATGGTTCTCCAATGAACTTCCCGAACAATGGAGCGTTTGACAAATCAAAGGCCCTTATGATTTCCGGAGATTTCAGTCAGCTTGTTTATGCAATCCGTCAAGATATTACATTTAAGTTATTTACCGAGGGCGTTGTCCAGAATACGGACGGAACGATTGCGTACAACTTGATGCAGAATGATATGGTTGCTCTTCGTGCTGTAATGCGTCTTGGATGGGAGATTCCAAACCCAATCAACTCATTAAAAACAGATAAAACAAAGAGATGTCCATTTGCTGTATTAAAAGCAGGAGAATAGGCGGTGACTTTATGGTAAGATATGCAGATCTTGCATTTTACATGACAGAGTACGGCGGTAATATTATCCCAAACGAACAGTTCCAGCGTGTGATCACAAGGGCAAGCACATATATTAAGGCGATTACTTTTTCAAGAGTGGATGAAAACAATATTCCAGAGGAAGTGAAAGCTGCAGCCTGTGCAGTTGCGGAAGTTATTTATAAAGCTGAAAGCTCTACGGAAGGGGAAAAGAAGTCTGAAAATACAGATGGTTATAGCGTGACCTATGTAACAGAGCAGACAGACGGAGAAATCAAAGAAGTGATTCTTCGCAAGAAACAGTATGCTGCAGCATATCCGCATCTTGTCCTCACTGGGTTATTAAGCAGGGGGTGTTCAGGATGATCACAAATGCATCTGCGACATTATATAGCCGGCAATATGACAATGAGAAAAGAATGGATGTCTGGAAAAAGACATTTATTGATAAAGTCTGGTGGCATGAATCAGAAGCTTCTGTGATTACTACAGAAGGATTGAAAAGCGCAGATGTTTTCGTGATTAGGATTCCAGATACATCAATTGTTATTAAAAAAGATGATTATCTCGTAAAAGGTGAGTGTGGTATTGATGTGACATCGGTCAAAGATTTAAAAGGCATGAAATATTGCAAAGTTACATCGGCAAATTACAATATATTTGGCTCTAACCAGCACATAAAAGTAGGTGGTGTATAGTGACGGCAAAGAGAAACTTTGTAATTCAGACTCCGCGGGGAAGTATTTATACGGTAAAAACTGCAAATGGGACTGTAACAGCTAAGATGGAATGGAATCAAGGATTTTCTGGGCGAAGAGAAGCAGGTTTTAGTAAGGCACAGGGATTTATTGATTCTGAATGTATCAGAAGGATGAATCCAGAAACGCCACGATTAACAGGGGTGCTGATTAAGTCAGCAACCCTCGGAACAGTAATTGGTTCCGGAGAGATTAATCAGATCACACCCTATGCTCGTAGACAGTACTATGAACATAAAGAAAAGTCGCGTTGGTTCGAGCGAATGAAAAACAGGCATAAAGATAGTATCTTGAAAGGAGCACAGCAATATGCAGGAGGTTAATATTATTGATGCTATCCGTTCATTTATTCTGACTTGCCCATTTCTTGATGATTACAGGGTGAATGTAGACCATTTGTCAGAAAGTATGAGTTATTCTCTTGACCCGCTTCCTTGTGACCCAGTGTTACAGAAATATGTTGATGGTGGCAAGAAAAAACAGTTTCAGTTTGCCTTTACGAGCAAGGAGCAATATGACGAAGATGCCAGAATCAATATCGAAAACAGCGGATTTTACCAAGCGTTTGAAGAATGGATGGAACAGCAGACAGAAAAAGGAGAAATGCCAAATCTCCCAAATGAAAAACAACATCCATATGAATTAGAAACATTAAACAGCGGCTATCTATATGATGCACAAGGCGAGTATGCCCAGTATCGTATAGAATGCCGCCTTCTTTATACACAGGAGGTATAAACATGACAAAAGCAAAATTGGTTAGACGTAGCCAGAGAGTTGCGTTTTATGGCGTTCCAGTTTCTGGTAGTGAAGAAACCTCTACATACAACAGAATGGAGCATTTCACATCCTTGACGGAAGGAAAGAACCCAATCACATATGAGCGTCAGTATGTTGATAAAGATAGCCAGGACAGCGACGTAACGGGATACGGAACAACTTTGGAATATGGATTTGATCATCATTCTGATGATTCAGTACTGGCGGATCTCGCAAAGGTCCAGGACGATGAACTTACTGGAGAGACACGAGATATTGTTGTAGTGGATTTCTTTGACAAGGGAGAATCTAAGAAAGATGATGAGTATGTAGCACGAAAGAGAACCTATTCCATCCTGCCAGATTCTTCTGGAGATGGAACAGATGCATTGCAGTATTCAGGGAGTTTTTCTGTAAAAACAGATATCGTAAAGGGATATGCGAAAGTATCTCCTGACGGTAAAACTTGTACATTCAGTGAGACAGTTACACCCTAATGTGGCTGTCGATGTGCAGGCAGCGGAAGTAGAAGATGAAATTAAAAAGGAGATTGAGCCATGAGCCAGAATGACAATGAAAGAATTTGGAAGATTAATGGACTTGAATTAGAATTGGATCTTGAAGATGCAGATATCTTTGAAAAAGTAATGAAGTCCTTTGAGCAGATGGATGCAGATGCAAATAGTCTTGATAAAGTAGGAAGTATGCCTGGTTTTATTAGAGGATACTGCAATGTTCACTATAAATTCTATGACAGAGTATTTGGAGACGGAACGGGAGAGAAAATCTTTGGTGGTAAGAAAAACACCAGAATTTGTGATGAAGTCTATGATAATTTCCTTAACTTTATGCAGACAGCAGTTAAAAAAGCAAATGCAAGACGTTTTGAGATATCTAATAAGTATGCACCAAATAGAGAGCAGAGAAGAGGAAAAAAGAAGAATTTCAAATCCTATAACGGCGGTAAACGATGAATCCTTTGTACGAACCGTTTCCGGATTATGTAGTCGTAAATGACAAAAGAGTTCGGATTGTAACGGACTTCCGGGAATATATAAAGCTTATAGATCTTTTAAAAGATGATGAAGTCAATACAATTGAGAAAGCAGAGCTCATTATGTCATGGTTTCTTGATGAACCGGCCGGAGAATTTTCAGAATGTTTGCAAGCACTATCCGACTTTGTAACGAATTATAGAGGTCGGGAAACGAGAAGCAATCGAGAGGAAGAAAACGATCAGGAGAGTGAGGAGCAGCATAATACGCCTGTAATATCATACAATCAAGATGCGCCATATATCATAGCTGGTTTTTTAGAATGCTATGGCATCGACTTAATAGAAGTGCCTTATATGCACTGGTGGAAGTTTCAGATGCTCATAGACGGCATGAATGAAGATTGTGAATTAAAGAAACGGATGGGCTATAGAAGCATTGATTTAAGTAAAATCAAAGATAAGGAAGAAAGAGAAAGGATTAGAAAAATCCAGAAGCAGATTGCGATTGTTGACCGGGTTGTAACCAGTGAAGAGATTGGAGATGCTTTTGGAAATATGATGTTTTGATATGAATATAAAAGCAATTCCATTTGAGAGAAAATGGTACTCATGCCCGCACTGTGGAGCACATTTGCTGATTTATGATAACACGGCTCGAAGTAGTGGTGTTTTTTTGAAGTGTAAAAAGTGCGGAAGCGAGGTAGAAATAAAAATAAAGAATAAATGATAGTGCATTAGTGAGCCATTGAGCCGTGCATATTCGAAAGGAGAATGTGTATGGGTTACGATGGCTCTTTAAAATTTGATACGAAGATTGATGCGGATGGATTTAATTCTGGTATTTCTAAGATTAGTGGTGCTGCTAAAAAAGGACTTGCAATAACTGCTGGAGCGGTTGTTGGTGTGAGTGCAGCATTGGGAGCGATGACAAAACAATCTTTAGATTCTGTTTCCAAGCTGGAACAAAATGTTGGCGGGGTAGAGACATTATTCAAGAAAAGTTCCAAGACTGTAATTGATAATGCAAATAAGGCTTATAAAACGGCTGGAATGTCTGCAAATGAATATATGCAGAATGTAACTAGCTTTTCAGCATCGTTATTACAGAGTTGCGCAAAAGATACGAGCAAAGCAGCAAAAGTAGCCGATATGGCTATGATTGATATGTCTGATAATGCGAATAAGATGGGGACCAATATGGTAGATATCCAGAATGCATATCAGGGATTCGCAAAACAGAATTATACAATGCTGGATAATTTAAAGCTTGGATATGGCGGCACAAAATCGGAAATGGAAAGATTGCTTGCAGATGCGTCTAAGCTTTCAGGTGTTAAATACGATATTAGTAATCTCGCGGACGTATACAATGCAATTCATGTCATTCAAAAAGAGTTAGGTATTACAGGAACGACATCTAAGGAAGCAGCCACAACAATCGAAGGCTCAATGAATAGCGCTAAGGCTGCATACGATAATTTTCTGAATGGTTCTGGAACCGCAGAAGAACTTGCGGACTCTATTACGGTTATGATGGAGAATATCGGTAAAAACTTAGGGGAAATTATCCCTCGTTTAGCATCAACAATTCCTGAACTATTTAGCGATTTATGGGATGATATGCAAGGGCAGGTAGAGCAAGGAACTCAGATGGGAGCTGAAATAGCTACCAATATACTTCTTGGCATAACGCAAGGAGTTCCTGACTTTTTATCTGTAGGTGGTCAAATTATCTTGGCCTTAATAAGTTCGATAAGCTCAGCAACCCCGCGGTTGATTGAGTCGGCAGGACAAGCGGTACGTTCTATTAGTTCTGGTCTTGTTGAAGCATTGCCGCAAATTGTAGGCTGTGGAATGCAGATTGTTACCGAAATAGGAACATCTATCACCCAGGCAGCCCCAACATTAATTCCTGAGGCAGTAGAAGTCATTGGGCAACTAGCTACCGGACTAACATCTGCATTGCCCCAGTTGATTGTAGTGGCAGGTCTGGCGATAAATGCGATTAGCACCGGAATTGTGCAGGCATTGCCGCAGTTAATTACTTATGGCTTGCAGATTATTACCCAGATAGGAAATGCAATATCACAAGCCGCTCCAGAACTGATACCTAAAGCGGCAGAAATTCTTGGACAACTTGCACTTGGATTCATCTCCGCACTCCCGCAGTTAATTACCGTAGGCATTCAGATAATCACATCAATTGCCCAGGGACTGATTAACTCAATACCACAGTTGATTGAGTATGTGCCACAGATTATTAATTCATTCTGTGCGGCGATTGATACAGGATTATTGCAGTTAATTGCGGCCGGAGTAAAAATTATTGCCAATTTGATTATCGGAATTGTACAGGCTATACCTCAGTTAATTGCAGCATTGCCACAGATTGTTCTTGCTATTTATAACGTGTTTATGCATATTAACCTGCTCAGCGCAGGAAAGAGTATTATAGAGAGTTTAGTAAGTGGACTAAAGAGTTCAGCCACAAATGCAGTTGGAGCGGCAAAAAATATCTGTACATTCATTTG